GAAGCACCAGTAGAATCAACAGACGCTTCTGCCGAAACTCTAGAAAAAGCAGCCGACGTATCAGAAGTTATGGTTGATGAACCTGATTTTGCAAAGATGCTTGGCGATCTTAAGGGATTTTTCTCAGAGACATTGAATAAGGCTTCAGAAGCAAATGCCGCACAGGTTTCAACTATTAAAGATACAGTTGAAACGTTCAGCAAGAGCGTAGATGGTCGAATTTCAGAATTGGCAGAACAGCATGCAGCACTTTCAAAGGCTGTAGAAAATATCAAGAACACGATTGATGGCGTAGAGAAGCGTGTCGATGCAGTAGAATCAGAGACTGCAATTAAGAAGTCCTCGGACCTTGGCGGGTCTCAGGAAGTAACAATCAAAAAATCAAAGTGGAACGGTTCTTTCCTCGGTTCCGTAAATGAAATTTTTAACTAAAAAAAAGGTAGGTGAAAATATAAAATGAGTAATGAACTATTAGCGAAGACAATCGCAGCAGGTACAACTGCTACAGGCACATTCACTTCCATTGCTGACACAGGTTCTAACGTAACTGGTGTTCACCAAGGTAGTGAGGCAGGCAACGGCGGTCTTCTAAACGCAGAACAATCAGCTCGCTTCCTGGACTACATGTTCGACGCTACCGTAATCGGTAAGGTCGCACGTACTGTCCGCATGAGAGCAGACACTACTGAGATTGATCGTATGTCAGTTGGCGAGAAGCTTATGAAGCTTGCTACTGAAGGAGATGACACAGCCGCAAACAGCGCTGTAACTTTCTCAAAGATCTCTCTCTCAACAAAGAAACTTCGTCTAGATTGGGAACTTTCAACTGAGTCTCTAGAAGACAACATTGAAGGTCCAGACCTAGAAGATCACATCGCACGTATGATGGCAACACAGGCAGGTAACGATATTGAAGACGTAGTCCTCAATGGAAATACAGCTCTTTCATCAGACGCACTATACAAGTCATTTGACGGTGTAGTAAAGAAGGCTAAGGCCTATGGACACGTTGTAGACGCAGGTGGAGCTGCAGTAAGCCGTGCTGTATTTAACAGCGCTCTTAAGGCTCTTCCACGTAAGTACAAGCAACGTCGTGCAGACCTTCGTTTCTTGGCAGGATCAAACCTAATCCAAGACTTCCTATACAACAACAGTATTGGAACAAACAACACAATTCCACAAGATATCGCTTCAAGCGTAATCCGTGGTCAAGGTGTACAGCCACTAGGTGGCCCAGCAGGATATGTGGCACCATTCGCATTCGGTATTCCGATTGTTGAAGTTCCACTTCTTCCAGAGGCACAAGATGGCGATTACTCAGGAGAGACTGGTAATCACGGAGATATCCACTTGACATTCCCAAATAACGTAGTTATTGGTATCAAGCGTGATGTAACTGTTTACCGCTTCTTCTGGCCACGTAAGGACTCAATTGAGTACACAATGTATACTCGTGTTGGCGTCCAGATCGAGCAAGCAGACGCTTGGGTCGTTGTTAAGAACGTTAAGGTAGCATCATAATTTAATTATTGCTAACCAGCTGGAAAGGCCCCCGAATTAATTTTTGGGGGCTTTTCATTTTAATTTAGTAATGCTATAATTGTTTAGAGTAGAAATAGGAGATTTACATGTCATTTGAGACATTGAAGGTTTCAGAAATAAAGAAGATTGCAGAAGACTTTGCAGTCGATACAGACGGCTTAAAAAATAAAGCCGATATTATTGCGGCTCTTGCAGAAGAGGGCGTAACCTGGTCTGTATATAACAAGACCATTGATAAGATGGAAGAAGACGAAGAAGATATGTCAGTAGAATTATTGCCTAAGTTTGATCCAAAGGCGGAACATCCAGAGGATACAGTATTAGTAAGAATGACCAGAGCTAACTTTAGGTATGATATTATGGGATACACGTTCACAAAAGACCACCCATTTGTAGCAATGCACAGAGATGATGCACAAGAAATTTTTGATAAGGAGGAGGGCTTTAGATTAGCAACTCCAAAGGAAGTCCAGGAGTACTACAACTAATCTAAGCCTATAATATGGCAGAGATATTAATTAATACCCAGTCACCAGTAACACATCAGGTTTTTTGGAATGGCGAAGTAATGGCACTAGATAGTTTGCCAGTGGTTAAAATATATGATGTAACAGTTGACCCTGCAATAAACCCTTTAATTAATCCGACTACTCCTCTTCAAACATTGAATACGTATGCGGATGAAAATAATCCTGGAACATACTCTGTTAATATTCCATATCAGTATACAAGTAGAAATAGAACTTTAAGACTAGAGTGGTATTACACTGTAGATTCAACAAGCATTGTTCGTTCACAAGAAGTTTTTGTCGTAACTCCCTATGTTGATTTTGGAAATGCATGTGGATGCTTGGGTATAAGCACAGACTCTTCAGATCCAAACTATAAATCTTATAGAGATCTTATTAGAGCTGAAAAATATGCTCGTAAAATTATTGAAGATTATACTGGTCAAAAGTTTTATTTATATGACGATGTAGGTGTAGTGTATGGATATGGTTCAAACGTGCTACCAATTGCAGATAAGATTTATGATCTTCACGAGCTTTATGAAGGCGGCACTTTGATATTTGATAAGTTTAATGATATCAATAGCTGGAATTATCCAATTGACATTTCAGAAACTGGATATGGAATTAAAGTAAATTTATCTGACGCTTTAGATAACACTGTATATGTAGCTAACGGTATGGTTCCGCCAAGCATTCATGACAGCTATAGTATTTTTAAAACTGGAGTAGAGTATAAAGTTCAGGGTAGATTTGGATGGGAAAAAGTTCCTGATAATGTTGAGCTGGCAGCTATAGAATTAATGAAAGATTATTTTTCAAAAGATATTGTATGGAGAAATAAGTATATTAAAAATATTTCAACGTTTGACTGGGATTTTGAGTATAGCGGAAATGTTTATACTGGAACAGGAAACGCATACGCAGACGCTCTCCTCGCAGACTATGTCCTAACAACTAAGGTAGCAATTATATAATGAACGACTTAACAGACTCAGTTCTGTCTATGCACTTAGATGTATATAAACAGTCTGAGACTCAAGATTCTGATACTGGAGCAATTGTTAGAGAATGGTCATATTATAAAACTGTTTCATGCCACGCAAAGGGTGTTATTAGCAACTCTGCAACAACTAGATCTAGCGACAAGCAGATATTTTCAAACAAATATTTAAACGATCAGATCATTCAGGTTAGAACTTCTGAGAGACTAACTCCCAGAGAAAAGGTAACTAATATTAAAGATAATAATGGTAATGTTATCTGGTATGAAATAAACTTCCCTAACGAAACGCCAACCGTGTTTGAGGTTATGGGAACAACCCCAGTAACAGATCCATTCGGTCGTGTCATTGCATATAACTCATCTATGAAGAGATCGGAGAACCAGCAAATTGGACAATAGCGTACTACTGGTTCAGGCAGCAAGCGGACTTGAAAGAATGATGCATGCAAATCAAAATGGGCCACTTAGAGATAGCACAGTCGCTCAGATTTCAGCTTATGTTTATTATGAGGCAGCAGTAATATCTAAGCTTACAACAAATAAACAATTTCAAGGTGCATTCAATAGAATTATTTTTGATCAGATCGACACAGACTTTGGTAACTATATAGACGCACTTGCTAGAAGCAAGCCTAAGTCTTTGCACCACGTATATGAGTGGAAGAAAGCAGGCAACAAGACTGCTAGACTTTTTAAGCTAAATAAAATATCTGAACAGGGTTTATCATTTAAGGTTAATTATGACTTTCTCCCCTCTAGATCTTTAGTGCCATCATCTAACAGTAGCAGAAGACATATGTTTATAGACAAAGCCTCTGTAATGGAGCAAGGAAATCCATTAGTAATTAAACCTAAAAATGCAGACAGGCTAGTATTTGAAGTTGATGGAGAAACAGTGTTTATGCCAAAGGGAGCTGCGGTAACAGTTAAGAGACCTGGTGGATCAGCAGCACGTAATCAATTTACATTAGCTCATTCAAGATTTTTTAGCGGAAGATTAGTTAATGAATCAATTAAAAGATCAGGATTTCAAAAAATATTTAATTCAAGCATGACTAAAGCATTAAAGGTTCCGTCTAGTATTAAAAAGGTTCAGTATTCATTTTCAGCAAATACAATTAGGTCTCAGGCTGATTCAGCCTTAGCCCTTTCATTCGGAGGTGCAATGTGACGGCTAACTACAAACTAGACGCAATGATAGAGCTTAGAAAGTATCTATGGAAAGAATTGTATACTAGAAATATATTTGACGAAGATGACTATTGGTCAGACAATCTTAACGAAAATATTGTTCCAATTATTCCAGTTCAGCAGTCAGCAGAAATGAACCAATTCTTGAGCGGCAAGAAACACATAGTCTACGACAAGATAGGAATGTCATATGAAGACAACTGGCTAATATGCTGTGAGCAGATTCTATTTACCCTATATTCAACTTCAGTGGCAGATATCAATGAGATTAGAAACTATATGACTGATGAGTTTAGAAGAATGGATGAGTCTGCCAGAGATATCAATAAATGGTCAGGGCTTTCTGATGAATTTAAATTTCATACCATTTGGGTTGCCGATATATCCCCTACTGCCCCATCAGAAGAGCTTCAGGGATTTTTCTCTGCCGAAGTCATTCTAGAAATAAAGTACTCAAGAATTACAGACAGCCAAGGCAGATTCCTTTAGAGTTTGCCTTTTTACCCTTAATGGTTTAGAATTATACCAAGAGGAAAGAGGCCTAGCCAGCCAGATTTAAAATTTGATTTTACAACTTAATAACAAAGAATTCCAGGAGGTGGAAACACAATATGCCACAAAATACAGGTAATGCTAAAAATATTCTCGTAGGTGCATCCCCGTTGTTTATTTCGAATCTCGATTCAACAGCATCAGGATACTCAACATACGAAAACTCAGAACCAGGTTCAGCTAATGCAGGAGCATTTGGTACAGGAACATCCTATACAACTACTCTAAACGCAGTTGAGTCTGGTACATTCTACTATAGAAACGTAGGATTTACAAACAATGGTCTACAGATTACATACAATCCAACATTCGATTCAGTAACAGTAGATCAGCTTCTTGACACAGCTAAGCTGTTCAAGTCTGCTATGGAGGTTATGATCGCAACTGAAATGTCAGAAGGTACACTAGAGAACGTTCTAGTAGTCTTCGGTCAGCCAGACGATCCAGCTAACAACTCAGCAATCACACAAAATAATACAATTATTTCGTCAGGCTCAACAACAACTAAGAAAACTACACTCGGACTTGCAGCTGGAGCACTTGGTATTGCACCAACAGAGCGTCAGCTTATTGCAGTTGGTCAAGCACCAACCGCAACAGGTGAGTCTTCAACAGAGCGTGTATATTATGCACGTCGTGTACTTTCTGTACAGCAGTCACAGTTTACTTTGGCTCGTTCAGCCCCAACTACATTCCCAGTAACATTCCGTTTGCTCCCAACAGCCATGACAGGCTATGAAGGACAAGAATACGGTAAGATTATTGACCGTGTATTGGCAGTTTAATAATTAAATAATTATTCTACAGGGCCCCCAAGAAATTGGGGGCTTTTGTGGTTGTATTAGTATATGATTTTTAGTATAATGATTTAGACTAGATCCTAGGAGGATTAAATTGGCAACAACAGTATATGATGTAGAAGAAGTACAGCTACAAAACGGGCAGACAGCAAAGCTAAAGCCGCTATCTATTAAAGAGCTACGTAAGTTTATGGTAGCAATTCAAAAAACAGGTGAGTCTCAGACAGAAGACGAAACTCTAAACATCCTAATTGATGCATGTGCAATCGCACTTGAAAGACAGCTTCCAGAATTGGTAGCGGATAGAGATGCATTTGAAGATGCACTTGATGTTCCAACAATGAACCGCATTCTTGAAGTTTGCGGAGGAATTAAACTTGACGACCCAAACCTACTAGCGGCAGCGGTTCTGGCTGGTCAGAACTAGATTTAGCCGCTTTAGAAGGAGAACTTTTTTTACTAGGACATTGGAAAAATTACGATGAACTAGAAGAAAATTTATCAATGCCAGAACTTATAACTACCATCCAGGCTTTGAAGAAAAAGGAACATGACGCAAAAAAGTTCCAGGCATCTTTAAAGGGAGTAGATATAGGAGAGTACGAAGAAGATAAAAAGGGAGGTTCTAGTTTCGAAGACATAGAGTTGAGAGCAGCAGGAATAAATGCTACTAGCAACGATGTTGTTTCACTTCAAGGAAATTTCGCAGCAAACGCTGGATTTGGAATTGGAGAAGGACTAGGATACTCAAGGGAGTAGTTTGAATATAAATGGCTGACGAAACAATCAGTACCCGAATAGTCGCTAATGCCGACTTCTCAGCCCTTATTGCCGATGTGCATAAGGTTACTGCCAGCCTATCCAAATTACAAGAGCAATTAGCTAACTCTAACAAGATGTTGGCAAATCAAATTGCCGTAATGAATAGATCTTTTTCTGACACTTTAAGAAGTACTGGACAATACTCAACACACTTTGTAAGCCTTCAATCAGATGTAGAAAAATTTGGCAAGAACCTAGATGGTGGAAGGCTAAAGTTAAATCAATACTTTAACACATTTAGGGATCATGCTAGAACATCTGGCGGGCTTGTAAGAGATTTAGCAAAACAACAGGTAGCCCTTCAGAACTCAATATTACAACCGCTAGGCAGAAATGCACAAGGACTTATGCAGTTCAATGTGCAAGTTCCAAGAGGGCTAGATGAAGTAAAAAATAAGACTGCAATAGCTAGACAAGAACTTCAGATAATGAATAGAGTTATTCAGGATGGTGCTGGACAACTTATTAACTGGGGTAAGAATACTCAGTGGGCAGGTCGTCAGCTAACTGTAGGACTCACAGTTCCGCTTGCAGCATTTGGTAAAGCAGCCGCAACTGCATTTAGAGAAGCAGATCAAGAGTTAGTAAGATTAACTAAGGTCTACGGAGATGTTGCTGGAAGCTCTGCAGCAGAATTAGGCAAAGTAAGAGATGATGTTACCAGAACTGCAAAAGAAATTTCAGCAGCAATGGGTGTTAGCTTTAAAGAAACTATTGGATTGGCAGCAGATATTGCGGCAACTGGAAAAACAGGAGATGAGCTTTTAGGCTCAATTCAAGAAACAACCAGACTAGCAGTGCTCGGTGAAGTAGATAGACAAGAAGCTATGAAAGCAACACTTGCAATTCAGTCTGCATTTAAGTCTAATACAGACGAATTATCACAATCAATTAACTTTCTTAACGCAGTTGAAAACCAAACATCAACAACTCTTAACGATTTAGTAGAAGCAATTCCTAAAGCTGGTCCAGTTGTTAAGGGATTAGGCGGAAGCGTACAAGACTTAGCTTTGTACATGACGGCTATGCGAGAAGGTGGAATTAATGCTTCTGAAGGAGCAAACGCTCTAAAGTCTGCATTAGCATCTTTAATTAACCCAACAGATGTTGCAGTAGGAAAGTTTAAGACTTTAGGAATTGACTTACTGGGCATAGTAAATAATAATGCTGGTAATTTAACTGGCACACTGATGGCTCTTCAAGGAGCATTAGATTCTTTAGATCCTTTACAAAAGCAGCAGGCTATCGAACAGCTATTTGGTAAATTCCAGTTTTCAAGACTTAATGCTTTATTTGAAAACTTAGGTAGACAGGGTAGCCAGACATTACAAGTTTTAGATTTAATGAAAGCGTCTACCGACGAGCTAGCATCCATAGCTGATCGAGAATTAACTGCAGTAACAGAATCTGCTTCAGGTAAATATAGAAGAGCTTTAGAAAGCCTGAAAGCTTCCCTTGCTGAAGTAGGAGAGCAATTCTTAACAATTAACACAGTACTTATTGAGGTAATTGATAAGGTTGTAAAATTTGCTACTAATCTTCCTGGCCCAATTAAACAAGTTCTAGCTTTAGTGGGTGGAATAACTGCAATTGCTGGCCCACTTATTATGATCACAGGTGTTCTGGCTAACTTCTTTGGATACATAGCCAAGGGCGTATTCCACATGAAGGCATTCTTTAAAGGCGGAGAAGGATGGAAGTATCTTACTCCAGAAATGTTGGCAGCAGAAAGAGCTGGTAAATTAGTAGAACAATCTTTCTATAGTGATGCAAAAGCAGCCGCAGTATTAAAGCAGGCTCTTGGAAATCTTATTGATGAATTTTCAGTATTAGAGGCAAAAGCAAAGTCAGGAGCAATGGCTGTAAATCCAGCAGTTTCAACAATGGCTGGCAACCTTGTTATGGCAGCAGGCGGACAAAGAGTAGTAAATCCACAACATCCATTAGCAGGAGCAATGGGAACTAGAGCAAGTTCTCATATGGTTCCAAGAGCTGGAATGTCTGAGCAAGAAAGACTTTCACAAACAATGTTTGGCATGGTTCCAGGATCTGGAATGGTTAATCAAAAAATTGGTCAGAACCCACAAATTTATATGAACGATGCTTTGCCTAATGTTCCTGGGCTAACAACCGTCGGCGGAGTTTCAACTGGTGTAGTTGCTGGAGAAGCTGCTAGATGGCACTCAATGATGGCAACATTATCAATGCAATCAAAGGCAGAGATTGAAGCGTTAAAGAAACAGATTGTTGCAACAGGAGTAGTAAGCAAAGACTTTATGATGCAGTTTGATGACATTCTTCCAATTGTATCTAAGCTTACAGATAATGCGGCAAGAGAATCATCAATGATTGTAGCAGAATTACGTGCAGGTAAAATGACTGTAGAGGCTGCAAAGGCAAAGATTATAGCCCTCAACCTTGAGACAGAAAGAATGATTGCATCTGCTGTTGGCACACAAGCTTCAGCAATGGGTAGAAGCATTAACCCAACAATGGTTCCTACATTAAATCAACCAGTAGTTGATGCTACTGGTAAATCAAATATGAGAGAGCTATTTAAAAAGGGTAAAACAAAAGACTTTATAAATAAGATAGCTGGCGCACTTGGAGTGAGAACATCAGGGGCTGGATACAATATTGAAACAACAGTTCCTAGAAAGATGAATTCTGGCGGATATGTTTATTCAATGAATGATGGAAACATTGTTCCTGGTCCAAATGTCGATGCAGATGTTGTACCAGCAATGCTTACACCAGGCGAGTTTGTGGTAAATGCACGGTCTACAAGAGAAAATTTAGGTTTACTTAAAGCAATAAATAGCGGAGGATCTTTAGGATCTTCAAGTGATGGTTATATGCCATCAGGAGTATCAAATAGTATACTAGGAGCTTTTGGGTATAATAGCCGAAGCAACAAAGAGGCTAACCTTGTTGGAAGATGGGGAATGATTCTTCCTCAATCATTAAACGATGCACTTGCTGGAAAGCTAGGAGGCAGCGGAGCAAACGGTGCAGATATTATTGCTGCTTTACAGGAGCCAGGAAGACTAATAGACCTAGAAGATTTCTTGTTACACAATGGGGTATCTCCAGCAGAAACAAAAAGCATCATGAAGTCAGCAGCAAAAGATATGGCTTCAAAAATTGTTCCAGGAGGAAAGTATAGAGATGCTGGACTAGGATCAATTGCATTTAGCGCTATAGATCCAAAAATAAGAGCGTTAGAGTCAAAGTACCCAGGCATTAGCCTTGCCTATCAAAAAGATAGAATGACACCTGGAAGAAGAGACACAAGAAGAACGCCAAGACCTGGAGAAACACAGGCTCAGGCTAATAAGCGTGGTGGATCAAGTCCAACTGGAATAAATATTCCAGGACAAAGGCCAAGCAACTACGGCTCTGGTGCAACACGAGGAGCAGCTTTTGGTCAAAACCAAGTTTGGGCACATCTCGATGACATGGAATTTCAAAAAAATACATCTATGTTATCTAGATCTATGGGTTTCATAAGAGGAATTGCTAATCCAAGAGCTATAGGAAGAGGACTGGCAGCAGCTGGAAGATTTGCACCAGGTAGAAGAATTCCAGGAGCAATAAAATTTAATAAGGGCGGCATGGTTCCTGGCTACAACATGGGTGGAATGGTTGATGGTTATAATATGGGCGGAATGGTTCAGGGATATAACGAAGGTGGAGAAGCCAAATCTAGAGGCACTGGCGGCATGGGAATGTTTATGGGCGGTATGGGATTGCAAATGGGTGCAGGAATGGTTGGTGGAACTGCTGGATCCGTAATGTCTAATATTGGTATGGCTATGCAGTTTATGCCAATGCTAGGAATGCTTCCAAAACTTACAACTGGAACAAAGATATTTTCAACAGCAATAACTGCGCTAGGTAATGGCATAAAGGGAGCAGTACTTGCAATGAAGGCTTTTGCAGTGGCAAACCCCCTTCTATTGGCTGGAACATTAGCGGTAGCAGGATTAGTAGCTGGAGTTAAGGCATACAGAAAAGAATTAGAAGAAACTCGCAGAGAAGAGACCAACTCGTTTGGTGTAACCGATAAAGCCGCAAAAGAATTAGGAATTAAGTATGTATCTCTTACTGATAGAGTTAAAGCTTTAAAAGAAGAACAAAAGCTTTTATCAGATCAAGCAAAGTCTGCTTATGAAAATTATCAGTCATCTGGTGTAAGTGGACTTAATCTAACAATTAAACAATTAAAGGAATTAAAAGAACGTGTAAAAACCGATATGCCAGAGATCCTGGCAACATTTAATAGTATCGATTCTAGCAAGGTAAACGATCTAGCATCTAACTTAAAAGCTCAAATGGTGGCAAGCGGTAAAAGCGTAGAAGAAGCAACTAATCTTATTTATGCTTTAATAGAATCATCTGATAAAGCTGGTCAAGGCGTAAGAGCTATAACTGATTCAATATTTACAAAAATAACTGATCAAGGTTCAGCAGCAAGCTTTATAATGAAGAACTTTGCAAAGAGTGTTGATGATATCTATAGCATAGACCCAGGTGCATTTGCATCCAACGTTGATACAGTAATATCATCCTTAGATTCAGCGGTAAAATCTTTAGTTGGCACTAAGACTGCTACTGGAGAAACCATAGATGAAGCTATGGCAATTTCTATTCAAATGAAAAATATTGCTGACTCTGGAGTAAAGAATAAACAACTGGGGGCTCAGGCCTTGGCTGTATTAAAACAGCAAAGACCAGAGTTTGCTTATATACTAAACTCAGCAGATACAATAGGTGGAATGTATGCAAAATGGAGATTGATGCTTGCAAATGTTAGAATCGATTTATCTAAGATATCTTCTGAACAGGCAGAGCTGCTTGCTAAATTTACACAAGGATTAAATGATGCAGCTGATGCTGCGTTAACATCAACAGATACTGCAAATAATTTAAGCGAAACTGCAACAGTTCTAGACGACCTAGGAAAGAAGCAGGCAGCTGCGGCCAAGGCTGCAAAAAATGCTGCTGAAGGAACTGCGGGACTATCTAAGAAAGCAATCAAAGCTATTCAAGATGAGATAAAGGCTATTAGAGAAAGAGCAGAAGCTAAAAAACGTGCACTAAGAGAAACATTTGATAAAGAAAATGCTGAATTAGAACTACAGCAGGCTAAGCTAGACTTGCAATCAGCTGTTGCTCGTGGAGATAATGAATCTGCTGCAGCAGCTCAAATTAGAATTCAACAGATTCAAAAAGAAGCAAGCCTTAAAGCAGCAGAAGCAAAAATTGATGAAAATGCTAGAAAGGCAGAAGCTGCACAGCAGAAAAAGCTTGACGATGATGCTGCTCTAAAGGATGCTCAGGGAACAACGGCAACAAGAAAAGGTAACGATGCAGCAGCTATAGGATCGCAAATAACAACTATAAAAAATCTTGGAGATAAGCTTGGAGACATAGGAGTTCTTAGAGCTCAAGCAGAAGCTATGATGAAGGTTGATAAAAAAGCTGGAGATGCCATGATGGAAGAAGTCAAGCAAAACTTCTTTGTATGGTTAAAGGATTTAGGATCAGCAGCAAAAGATTCTGCCTCAGTAAGAAAAGCATTCGAAGACTACCTTGTAAAAGACTCTAAGGGGAATATTACATCTACTACAAAAGCTGCAAACACAGCATTTAATTTAAGAAGAGGTGGCGGAGCAATTGGTGAAGGTGCAGCTTGGACAGAATTAGGACAGCTTTCTGCACAGTTTACAACATTTGCTTTAGATATCACTGGAGGAAAAACATTATCCGATCTTTATGATATTTTAAAAACTGGAACAACAGGAAAGCCTGGACAAAAAAATATTGCTCTAGAAGCAAAAGATGTAAATTCATTAATGACCAAACTTGGAAAGCCAGATGCACAAAAATTTAAAACAAGCGGGGCTGGCAAGGGAGATCTGGAAGATCAGATACGTAGAGACATTATTTCTCAATATGGCCTAAAGGAAAATGACACTTTTGAATTTTTAAATGTTAAGTATAGAGTTACTGGAAGTGGCATGTTTAATGCAGGTGCTACAAGAGTCACCCCTAGAAAGGCTATGGGAGGCTATGTAACCCGTGCAGCTTCTGGAGTTAGTGGAATGACTGGCTCACAGCCTTATCTAGTCGGAGAACGTGGACCAGAGCTATTTGTGCCTTCATCTGGTGGACAGATAATACCTAACAATATACTAGGTGCTAAATATAATATTCCAGGAAATACAATTAGTGGAATTAAGGGCGGAGCCAATAATTCATACAACAATAATGTCTATAATATTGATATTGATTTAAATGGCACAAATGTTACTGCAGATGATATAATGAGAAAGTTCAAGTCTGAGCTTGCATTGATTAATGCTAAAGAAGGCAGAGTAAGATCTTTCGGAGGTAATTCCTGATGAGCATGTTTTTACCTAGAGGGTCCATTCTCTATATTGAGGCTAAAGATTTACTAGCAACCCCTGCTGGAACAACCAAGACCTGGAATAAAGTCACAGAGCATAATCGTTCAGCTTTAGAGCTATCAACTGAAAGAATTGAAAAAATAGTAAGAACCTCTAACGGAACACTTAGAAAAAATCACATTGCAGATAAAAGAAAGTTTCAGTTGTCTTGGGACATGCTGCCTTCATATCGTACATTAACAGTAGATGGAGGATGGGGAGCGGAAGACCTAAGATCATTCTACTTCGGAGACGAAGGAAAGCAAAGCTTTAATATTAGAATAAACTTAGCCAAGGCAGGCACAGACCAGTCTTCATCAGGGTTTGAATCATATAATGTAATAATCTCATCATGTAATTTTACGGTTGTTAAAAGAGGTTTGCAGCCACATTGGAACGTGTCCCTATCACTGGATGAGGTCTAATGTATCCTTTAACAACTACAGCCAAAAATACCGTTGAGCAAAATACCTCTGTAACTTATGGATCTTCTTTAGTATTTGAATATAGCATGAATGCTATGGTTGATAACATTACCGTAACAGGAGCAGATGTAACCAAGACAGATGCTTCAGGAGCAACATATACTCCGTTTAAAAAGCTATTCCCCGTAGACTCTATTATTAAACCATTTAGACCACAAGGCGCTGGATTAAAATATGCTATATCTGGAGATGTTGATTCAGGCTGGAAAAGCCCAAGGGCTTTAAATTATACTCCAGACTTTAGAGTATATTACCCAGGAGTAGATACGACATATAAGTATTATGTATCTGCATTAAGCACAGGGCTAGATGTTACCGTAAATTATCCAAAGACTATTCTAGCTAATAAGATAGTTGCTAGGTTTGAATTATCTCATTCCACCCCGACAACTTGGAGCATATTTGGAAATGGATCGCTTTTAGCCAGTGGAACAAATGCAAATATTGTACCGTTTAAAACAAGCGGAGTTAAAAACTATAATGCTGGTACTGTAACCATATATTACAATGGAACCACATGGACTACTACTGAGCCCTCTACATTGGCCTCCCCAGTCAGTTTAACAAGCACCAAGATAACAACTGGAGCAGTGTCGGGTAAATATGTAGGCCTGATAGAACTATGCCCCAAATGGGCTGTAAATGCCTCTGAGCACCTAGTATCATTTTCTGTACAGAAAGAATCATCTACAAGCTCAGAAGATCTTATGCCTGTAGGCAGGGTTTCAGCAAACTCAGTATCCCTTGAATTAATTTCATATGAGGATACTCGAAAGATTGTTACTTATGATAAAACTAATACACTTGATTCTAGTAAGATATATCTTTATAAGCAGATGGAAATAAAGCCATTCATTAAGCTATATAATTCAGGCGGTGCTCTATCAGACTCACTAGGAGCATATGACAATATCCCTCAAGGAATTTATTACGGGGACACATGGTCATTCTCAGAATACGGAGACATATCTCTAAGGGCACTTGATGGCGCTAAAATATTACAGGAAACAATTGCCCCAAAGATTATGTGCAATAACTTTTCTGCCACTGGAATTATTAGAAGATTGCTAGACTCTATTGGATTTACAAACTATGAGATTAATATAAAAGATACAGACACTTCTATTATTACCCCGACATATTGGTGGACGGAAAATAATAAGACAGTATGGGATTCCCTACAAGAGCTATGCAGAGACACTCAAATGATAGCAGTATTTTCCTACGATAACGTATTAAAGTTTTATAGCAGAGAGTGGCTATTCGATAATACCAGAACAGCAAATTGGAGTTTTAGAAGCGAGACAAGCGGATCAAATCTATCAAACATATTGTCATTCGGTAAAAATGATTTGCCTTCAGCAAACCAGATTAAAGTATTTTGGAACAGCGTATTAACATCTAATTATATTCAAAGTGCTCAAGCACCATGGGATTCAGACACGTACTTCCTTGCGGCATTTGTATTAAATCAAAATATCCTATCCACTCAGGCAGCAGGAACATATATGAATCTTACTCCATCTGTCATTAATGAAGAAGAACTTGGAACTACAGTATATAACTATACTGGATACTTAGTGATAAATTCTGAGATTATAGAATACGATGCTGTTCAGTTCGAGTACATAGACCTAAGTGGTGTAAAACAATTTGTCGACTTATTGAGCAAGACAGATAATAACAAGTACCTTGGAATTTCTCAACAGGGAACTCTAAAGCCTAGCGGCAAGTATAGAATTAAAAAAAGAGGAGCATTTAATACTCCAGTTGGTAATCATTATATAGATGCACAGGATATGATAGACTCTTGGAGCGGATATGAGGTGGTCTGGGAATGAGATTTTACGAATGGTACATGCTTGATGGAGAAAGCTATAACCCTCCAACTGCTACAGTTCCTGCAAATTATACTATCCCGTTTGTTTCCGTAATTGTAACTTCTCCAACAGAAGCAACAATAGTATCTGGAACTCCAACAACCACACCACTAAGTTATTCTGGAACAGCATCTACTGAAGCAAACTTTAT